TGTCACATGAAATATAGACCGAAATGTCAAAACCGGTAGCTGCGCTGTTGCTAATAACATAATAATCGCCGCTATCTTGAGTTGTAAAAGCAATTCCAATCTGTGGCGTTAAGTAAAACTTGTTTGCATAGGACTGCGAAACATCAGCGCTTGCACTTGTTGTGATTGTCCCTGTCTGCGAATACACCGGCAGGTTTGCTGTCACCTCTAGTTCAGTAACGGCAATACGGTCGAAACCGCTTGTAGTTTCAACTTCTAGCTTTAACTCAAAGGCCCTTGCTTTAAATTCTGCATTGTTAAATTCGCGCCAGCTTGTATAGGTTGGCGAGCCGCTTGGGTCGTCTTGTGTCGTGCGAATGTATAGTTGTGCATTTGCATCCAAAGGCACGCTGCCATCAACATCTAAAACGGCGTCAAAGTCTGCCACCTCATCAAGCTTAATGTCATCTGGCCTAAACCCCCTTACTTTTATTTCTGAATTAAGGCTGACATTAAATACATCTGACAAAGTAATTGGGTTTCCCGCAAACTCGTAAGCTGCAGAAGTTGCAAATCTTGTGTCGCCTTCTGTTAACGTATTGTCCCCGTTTTCTTGCAAAAAGATGTCGCCATTTTCCTGCAACACATCGTCTTTGCCTGCACCTTCAATTGTATCTGTCAATAATTCATTCGTAGAGCCATCTACAACCATGTTGGTTTTTGTACCCGCAAAACTAGGATGTTCTGTCTGCGTGCTGATGTTCTGCAGATTTTGCAAATCAGGTTTCAAAAATTCAATGAGGGCTGTGCCAAGGCTCAAACGTCCACTCGAATCTACAAATTTGATAAGATAAGTTCCTTCTTTTAAGTCGCAATATGCTTCAGTCGCGCTGCCTGCGATTTCTTTTGAAATAGAAATTGAATTTGCCCATGTTGCGCCGCTCAAGTTTGGCGTGTGGCGTATTAAAACATGACCTCCAACACGAACGTCAAGATCGGGCGACCTATCCCAAGTCAAGCGAGCCTGACCGTTGACGGGAATCATGCTAAAACCAGAAACATCTTCCGGTGCAGCTGACAATCCCGCAATCGATTTAGAAATAGTTGCAGGGTCTGATTGTCTGCCGATTGCAGATATTGCGGAGACGCGAAATGTAAATAGCCCGATCTCGTTAGATGTAAAAGTAAAATTGTTGTATGGCGTATCGCCAAGCGTAACAAAGCTAAGGTTGTTCTCTGTCTTTAGTGAAACCTTGTAGCCCGTTGCGTTTCGCACGTTGCGCCAAGCGATTTCAATTTCGTTCGTTACAGCGTTGTTAATCTCAACCAATCTTTCTTCAACAGACAAAGCAGTTGGCGTTGCAGGCTGTTCGTCTAAATTTGTAATGTCGCGCGGTTGCAACGCTAGCCCATCCTCAACAAAATCATATTTACTGTTGTTGTGTTCTAGAGCTACAATTTGAAATTGCTCCTCTTTTTCAGTAACGCTAATCACCCGAAATGTTTGAGCTTCAATTGAATTAGTTTCCAGCATATAAATTGTCTCGGCGCTGGGAGCCTCGCTAAAAGCAACTGTTACATTGATTTCTTTGCGATTGAAGTTTCCACTTTCAACAATACGTTGTTCGACACGGCCATCAGGCATAACAACACTAATAGTGTCGCCAGGCGTAGATACAACGCTATTGTCCAAAACCAACTGTGTCGTTGTTGCAGATGCAACCCGCCCGCCCTTGCGTGAGCCTGCACGCATCTGATCGGCAACTTTAATAATTTGACCTGGACGGACAATGGCCCCGTCAAGCCCAACGCTAAACGTACAGGTTTGCGTCTCATTCTGCTCTGAATACAACAGCCACCGGCCAACACGATTGGCTTGCCCACGGCTTGTGCAACCAAAAGCGGCAACCTGTGTTTCAATCAAGCCGTATTTTGCAATTGCATCCTCGTCCGATACATATTCAACACGCTGCTCAAAAGCATTTTGTGGATCATTCCAAGTGACTAGCGCTACCGTATGCCGTGACTTTAAGCTGCTGCCCTCATAGGAAAAATCACCATTTAGAACGTTGCTATTACTAAACAATGCCACAGGATCACTGGGACGATCTTGTGAAAATGCAATTTGACCGGCAGACCAGTACGCCATCCCGCGAAACACTGACGCAAAATCTTGAACAACGCTGAAGGCATCGTCACGTGCCTGCATGTAAACGTTGCACAAGAATCGCGGCTCTTGGCCGCCTTCCCCATCATTGACCAACTCGTTGCAGTATTTGCTAATTGCATAAAGCGACCACTTGTCAATTTCAGATGCGTTTACAAAACGACCCAGCCCGTAGCGAGTGCTAACGATTAAATCACGCATGATCCAAGCCGGATCTGCGCACCATGCAATTTGAAATTGTCCGTCCCAAACACCGCTATAGGTTAAAGAACCGTTGCTTGCGTCAACAGTAGCATTGCTTGGAATTTGGATTTTAATTCCTTTGATGTCGTAAGAACGTGTAGGGATTTGTTGAAATTGTGATGCGTCAAACCTTAGGCCAACAACAGCGGAATGTGGGTAACGAAGTTTGCCTTCAATGATTGAGGTGAAGCTACTAAATTGAAGTTTTCTGCGGTTTGTGTTGTCATCGTTAATGCCTTCCGTTCTTTTCAGCCTTACATTCCACGGCCCGTCACCGTCCAATGAAATTCTGTGTGATCTCTCATAAGGGCTTGTGCATTTGCCACTTACAGTGGCTTCTACCTTTGTTTCATACGAGCCGCCACTTGGCTGAACTTCAATTTGATACTTTAAGGTCGTGGCTTTTAAGCCATTGCTAACGAGGAAAAGCTGAGGAATCAGCACTTGCACAATAATTGCATCAGTGTCTGTATCACTTACGGTCGCAACATGAGAGTCGCCAATAGCATCACCAACTGTTGCATTGACTTGTGTAACACTTTCGGAGCTGCTGAACCCAGGAATGTACGATTGATCAGATGGGCCGAGCCCTGCTCTAAACTCAAACTCGTCATAGACAAAGTTGTCAGTGCCATCATTGTTCTGAATTACAGTATCATCAAAAAAGACTGATTTTTCTTTGTCGGCCTCAACAAAACCTTCAATCTCGCCCTCGCTTAGAAGGTCAACAATTCTTACACTGCTTTTGCTAAACAATGAGTTGGCATCATCGCTAACCGTTGGTGTCACAACACGTTGTTGGACAACAACTGTTTGCTGAACCGGCGGTTGCGGTCTTGGGGCGCTTTTTTTCTTTCTGCCGCCGCCTGAGCCTTGGATTAAGCTCATTAGATGTCCTCCGTACTTAAGCCAGCTGATATAACTACACTACCAATCCTCATTCGGCCGTAACAAATTGGCACCGGATTCCCCTGTGCCGTTAGATTGACCGCTCCGTTGAAGATGTAACTGGCTCGATTGTCAGCAGGTTCGTTGTTGCGTGGTGAGAATGATTCGCGTGCTGGTGCTCTGCCGCTTGATGCGCCAAAGCTTCTAGGCCCAGTAGTTAACGCGGGCGACAGCAACTGCGCCGTGCCCCCCAAAACCATTGCAGCACCGACATAGCCAATTGCAGTAGCGACCCCTGCCGTGCCTGCAATCGCGCCAGTGGCACCTAAAACGCCCAAACCAATTGGTCCCAAAACAATGGCGGCTGCGATCAAACCAATCCCAGCAAACACCTGCCCCAGCCCACCGCCGCCGCCCGCGCCCTGGAGCACTGGGGTGATGCTGATCGACTCAGATTGGCCGGTAGGGTAATCAATCTCATCAATTGACTGCAAAGAATCTTTGCCGATGTGGATCATGTAACCAATGCCACGTTCGGCCGAATTGACAAGTTCTGATTCAAATTGTTCAAAATTAACGCTCAACGCACGAATGGCCTCGGCGGGGGTATTAAGGTCGAAAGAATGCGTGCGCCCAAACTTTTTGCCCAGCTCGCCGCGCAAAATAACAGTTTTCATAATCTGCTCCGGTGCCGCAGAATATGCGTAGTGTTCTTTCTATAATAACCGCTTAGCAGGTCACGACTAGATAGGCGGTTGCGCATGTGATGCAAAATCAAATCGTCGCCAATATAAATTGCAACATGAGACGGCACTGGTGATTGCAACTGCATAAGCAAAGCGTCGCCCCATTGCAAATCAACCTCAGGCTCTAACCTTACAAAGTTTTCGTTTTGAAAATTATCGACAAACGTATTCATGCCCTTGTTCCACCATTCGCCGTGGCGCTGATAATCTGACAACTGCAAATGCATGTGCTCTTTGTACCAATCGCGGGCAAGTGAATAACAGTCCAAAATCCCATAGCACCACTCGCGGCCCACTAGCGGCGCCTTGAAGCCATTTGGCTCATAAGAGGCCCAGCAGTTTAGTGGCAAGGCATAGATGTGCCAGGGCAGGCCGCTAGCCTCCATTGCCGTCAAGTCCGCCATGCTGGCTTGTGGCGTCAAATTAGGGTGGGAATGCACAACTGCCATAATCTCGCCGGCATCATCAGCTTCTGCGTAGTCGCCAGGGGACAGCACAAACTTGTCTTCCTCAGTGGCAACATTGTTGCATTTCCAATAGCGCTCACGGCCTTTAATAACGACAATAAGTCCGCATGACTCGCGTGGATATTCTGACTGCGCGTGTTGTTCTGCCGCAATACGTGTTGATTGATTCATTAAAATAAGCCCGCGCTGGGAAATCCGCCGTACGGCAGTTGATTGTTCTCACCGTATCTAGCCTTACAGCCGCTCAAGCGATGCGAACAATGATCGTTTGCTTCTGTTGTTGGATTATCGTCTTTGTCGAAATAGTTTGAGGCATTATATCCGCAACCTTCGCCTTTATATGTCCAAGGGCAGATATTTTGAATGATTTGCCGACGAGGCAATTCAACGCCTGCTACATCAAAAGTAGCAGACAGTTCAAAAGACACTAAATCTCTGTTTTCTAAT